TAGAATTTGCCAAAGAACTCGAAATTAGACTTGAAGAACTTCAAAGAATGTTTAATCTTTAATTTTAAGAAAAAATGAAAAAGTTTATTTTTAACTTGGGAGTAATGGTAGGAAGTGCTGCTGTTATTTTGGCTATTGGTAATTATACCCTTCCAATTACTTCTGAGCTTAAAGCTTTTAGTTTAGCTTTTGCAGCTTCAATTGCAGTCCTAGTAAGTTTTTTTAATATTGTAGATATGGTTTTTAAATCTAAAAAAAGTTAATTATGTTTGAAACAGAAGAAGAATTTGATAATGCTCTTGATGGGCTTTTGCGTAAAGGTATTGTAGAAATTGTAGGGGTTAACAGTAAAGGTGAATTTATTTATCAATTTAATAAAAATATAACTATAAGCTAATTATTAAATGAAAATTTTTTTGATCCTTTTTTCAATTTCAATAACACTTGGTGTTATTTATAGATACCATTGTTATAAAAACGATCTTTGATGCAAGGTAGGCCTAAATTAGATATTGCCCCTCCTCGAAAATATACTAGAGTATTTGAAGGAGTTGATGGCAATAAAGAAACTTGGTTTTATGATTTAGATAAGTTTCCTAACGGGCCGATTAAAGTAGAGATAGACCACTCGGCACCCTCTAAATCACCCCCCAGTAAAAACGCTGAATTATCTCTTACCGAACGCAAATATTATAATCCCTCTACCGGAAAGTACGTAGGTTACGGTAGGGCTAAACAACTTAAATTAATATGATAAGTAAAGTAATTCCTTTTTTGCTTTTTGTGGGAGTGTCTTCCCAAGTTTCTAATAATAACAATCTCGCCATTGTAATTCATGAACCCCCTCTGGTTGAAACCGGGTTAGTAGCTGCCTTGGTTTATGTTGAAAGTGGAGGAGATACAAAAGCATTTAACCCTAAAGAAAATGCCGCTGGGATCCTTCAAATTCGACCTATTATGGTAGAAGAAGTAAACCGAATTCTTTCTTTAGAAGAAAAAGATTTTAGATTTAACTTAGAAGACAGGTGGGATGTTAAAAAATCAGTCCAAATGTTTTATGTTTGGAAAAACTACCACCACTCTAACAGTTCAGAAGAGGTAATTGCTAGAAATTGGAACGGAGGGCCTAAAGGTTATGTTAAAGAATCAACTTTAGGTTATTGGGAACGAGTTAAATCTCGACTATGAATTTTCCCTCTCAAAGTGGGGTTTATTATTGGTATATAACCCCAACCGGAGCTTCTCAGCTAGGTATTGATGTTAGTAATTGTTTTCAAAAAGAAGACAAATACCTAGTTTATATAGGATTAGCTAAAAATTTAAATGAACGATTAGATTGGCATCTTAATGATGTCCATTCTAATTCTTCAATCAAATCAGGGTTTGTTTCTACCTTGAGACAAACTTTATCTGCTTTATTAGTAGGGGAGATGGTTACTTCTAAAGAAGTAGTAGACCATTTTTTAAGAAAAGAAATGAAAGTAGAATATGAGGTATGTAGTAATTATAAAGAAAGAGAGTTAGAATTAATTTCTAAATATGATTTACCTCTTAATTTAAAAAATAATAGTAAGCATCCGTTTTATAAAAAATTAAAGCAATTGCGTAAAGATAGTAAAAAAAAGTCTTTAAACATGCTTTAACTTAATTTGGTTTTTTTAATCTCGTTTATTATTTTTAAATAAAAAATTACATTATGGATTTAAATGCAATTAGAAACAAGCTGAACTCCCTACAGCAAAACAATAAGGGAGGTGGAAACAATGACAAAAACTTGTTTTGGAAACCTAGTATTGGGAAACAAGTAATTCGCATCGTTCCTAACAAGTTTAACGCCGCTAATCCTTTTACGGAAGTATATTTCCATTATGGGATTGGTGAACGTACAATGATTTCTCCAATCAATTTTGGGGAAAAGGATCCTATTGTAGAATTTGCTAAACAACTTCGCAAAACCAGCGACAAAGAAAACTGGCGTTTGGCTAAAAAATTGGATCCTAAAATGAGGGTATTTGTGCCTGTAATTGTTCGAGGTGAAGAACATGAAGGTGTTAAATTGTGGCAATTTGGTAAAGAGATATACATGGAGTTCCTTTCTATGGCTGATGACGATGATATTGGGGACTACACAGATATTCACCAAGGACGAGATATTACTGTAGATACTGTTGGCCCTGATGTTACTGGTACTTCATATAATAAATCTTCAATTAGGGTTAAAACCAAACAAACCCCATTGGGGGATGCCAACCAGATTCAATTGTGGTTGAACGAACAGAAAAACCCAGTTGAAGTATTTAAGCGTTATTCTTTTGAAGAAATGAAGGATAATCTTCAAAAATTCTTGTCTCCTGAAGAACCACAGGAAGGAGATATTATTGATGATGAACAAGAAACGAGTGATCTTCCTTTTGATAAAGAAGAATCTCAAGTTAATTATGCCCTAAAAACTCAACCTGCTAAAGTAACAAAAGCAGATCAATTTGATAAACTATTTGACTAATGCCTAGAGGAAAAAAAACGTCATTAACCGAGGCAGTCTCTAAAGAACTTAAGGCAAGTTTTGACTTGTCTAAGTTTAAGGAGAAAAAAATGCTTAACTCTAATGTTAAGTTTAAACCCCAACAATGGATTCCTCTTTCTGAAGCATTTCAAGAAGTTACTTCAATCCCAGGTATTCCTGCTGGTCATATCGTTATACTGAGAGGACACTCTGACACAGGTAAGACAACCGCCTTAATTGAGGCGGCTGTCTCTGCCCAAAAGAGAAGTATACTCCCAGTATTCATTATCACTGAAATGAAATGGAATTGGGAACATGCTATTCAAATGGGATTAGAGGTTGATACCGAAATAGATCCGGAAACTGGAGAAATCCTAAACTATGGAGGGTCATTTATTTATGTAGATAGAGAAAATATTAACTCTATTGAAGATGTAGCTGCTTTTATTTTAGATTTGTTGGATGAACAAAAGAAAGGTAATCTACCTTATGACTTATTGTTTTTGTGGGACTCAATTGGTTCTGTTCCTTGTGAAATGTCCATTAAATCAAATAAAAATAATAATGAATGGAATGCCGGGGCTATGTCTACTCAATTTGGGAATAATGTGAATCAAAAAATTACTTTGTCTCGTAAAGAAAGTAGCCCATACACTAATACTTTGGTTTGCATTAATAAGGTGTGGACTTTAAAAGCAGAATCTCCTATGGGTCAACCTAAATTAATGAATAAAGGAGGTTATGCTATGTGGTTTGATTCTACATTTGTTGTTACATTTGGTAATGTAATGTCTGCTGGTACTTCTAAAATTAAAGCTATTAAAGATGGTAAACAGGTAGAATTTGCCAAACGAACTAATGTCCAAATTGATAAAAATCACATTAATGGAGTTACCACTAGGGGTAAAATCATTATGACCCCCCATGGGTTTATTGGTGACACAGATAAAGAAATCAAAAATTACAAAGATACCCATGCTGAAAGTTGGAGAAGTATTTTAGGAGGGATAGACTTTGATATAATGGAAGAAGACCAAGAAGTACAAGATATAACCTCATTTGAAAGAGAACCTGAATAATGGGGAAAAAAGAATACCTAGAGATGCTCAATTCTATTGAGCCAGAAGAAAACCAGGCTAAGCCAGGCCCCCATGAACGAGTAATTTTTATAGATGGCCTTAACCTGTTTTTGAGAAACTTTGCTATATTAAATTTTGTAAATGAAAGTGGTAATCATATAGGAGGTTTAGCAGGTTTTCTTCGTTCTCTGGGTTCCCTTATTAATCAAATTCAACCAACCGCAGTTTATGTTATATTTGATGGGATGGGTGCCTCTACTAATAGGAGGTACCTACTCCCTGAATATAAAACAGGTCGAAATATAAATAGAATTACAAATTGGGATGTATTTGAAAGCATTGATGATGAAAACGATGCTAAAGTAGATCAAATTGTTAGACTTATTCAATATTTAAAATGTCTCCCTGTTAAAGTAGTTTCTATAGATAAAGTAGAAGCAGATGATATTATAGCGTATATGTCTAAAGACATGGCAAAACGTTTTAATACAAAATCATATATTGTTTCTAGTGACCGGGATTTCCTTCAATTAATAGATGATAACATAATAGTTTATCGTCCTATAGAACGGGAATTTTATGACGTTAATACTGTAAAAGAAAAATTTGGTATAGTCCCCCAAAACTTTATTCATTATAAGGTATTAGTGGGTGACGCTTCAGATAAAGTACCTGGTGTAAAGGGATTAGGAAAAGCAGGAGTGCTTAAACGATTTCCGGAGTTAGCAGAAGAGGTTTTACCTTTTGATAAATTATTTGAATTAAGTGAACAAAAACTTAAAGAAAGTGTAGTGTATGCTAGAATTATCCATGATTGGGATAGACTATTAAATACTAAAAAAATTATGGATTTAAGTCTACCTATGGTATCTGATGAAGAAAAGGGATATCTTTCTCAATTACCTTTGGAACCCTTAAATGAACTTCGTATTTTGGAGTTCATGAGTTTATATAATGAAGATGGATTAAATCACATTATCAAACATACTGAATTTTGGCTTAAAGATACATTTACTAAATTAATATACTAAAATCGTGACGCTTTCTACTTTAGACAAATATGGGACTTCTTTTCAAGTTAAAGTAATTTCTTCACTTTTAACTCATAAAGAATTTCTCCAAAATATAAATGATATTTTATCACCTGAATATTTTAGTAATCAGGCTCATTCTTGGGTTATAAATCAAATTTTAGATTATTACGAAAAATATCATACTACTCCTACAATGGAGGT